GTTATCTCTCTTTAAAAGTTATCACTATTTATACTAGTTTTAGAAGAAGTCGTTACTAAAATTAAGAAGTAATTGATTACCATTTGACATTCTTGGATATGATGAATCACCAACTACACTATCTTCATCCATTGTTTGTGTACCAGCATTTGTACCTTCTGCTAAGTTATCAAAGCTTCTATCAAATTCTAAAAGCGTCATATTGCCACCTTGAAATTGACCTAATTGCACAGGAGCAAGTGTAAAGGTTTGTTGTGTTGGTAGAATTTGTTGAACAATATGATTAGTTGCATTAAACTGGAAGATTGCAACATCTGCCACACCAGTAAATTGTGGACCTGTAGAATCCGCAACACCTGGAGGCATGATTAAATAATCTGGTTCTGCTATACTAATGATCTGAACTTCGCCAGCAACGTACATACCAGCAGGATGAACAAATAATTTATATATGTCTCGCCATGTATTTATAGGTAATGTAGACTTTATGAGCAAAGCATATTTTTGATACAGCTTATCATCAGTTATATATCTTTGATCATCAGGTCCGATACGAGATGCAGATACTGTAATCTCTGGTGCATATGGAGTAATGCCGGCATTATGATTTTCTTTTTCTTTTTCTAAATCATGTACATTACCAACAATAAAAATATTTTCTTTTGTATATCTAACATCTACAAATGAATTAAAGAACACTCTGAAGAATTGTTCGATACTATACTTAGTACCTTTCGATTTATATAGAGTACTAGAATAATCTGCAGCCTCTCTTTTATTCTTAAAGCCTTCAAAGTATTGTTGACCTAAAAGTAATTCATCTTCTATAAAAGATAACAGGTCTATATCGACCTGTGTAATATCACGACTTAAAAATAATTCATCTATAAGTTTTGTTGGTGATACATCACTATCAGAATAATCATAATAAGCTTCAAGGAATGATGCAAACTTAGGGTATTCAGTCTGAAAATATTCAGGTAAAATACCACTAACTTGTTTTTTATCTTGAACCGAGATAGCTCGTCGATTAATATCGCGTAATGTTTTATCTAGTGACATATTAGCTCGTTGTAACTACTGTTGCTTGTACGAATGATGGTCCATCATCATATACAACAATTTGATTTTGACCAGGTGAAGATACAGATGGATTAGCTGCATCACCTGATATTTTAATATAGTTATTACCACCTATAATACTATCTATTCTAATACCTACTAGTTTTACAAAACCTGTAGATGGAGAATATTCTCCTATATTATCTACATAAACTGTATCAGTTGCTGTTGCAATTAATTGTAGCTTATAACTATCTAATTGATTTCTTATTTCAACACGATTGCCATCAACAAAAAACGGTGTAGACTGTATTACAGCTTTTTCATCATTTGGTTCTGCAATAGGTGACGCATATCTTAGTTCAACTGATTCAGTAGTACCTATAAAAGGAACAAATCTTTTTTGTAATTTTAAATCTGCACGTGAAGAAAGAACAGATGGATCAACTTCATCTACTAATGATAATAAGTTTGATCTACGAAATGATTGATCGAATAAACCTGTGTTATCTTCAAAATATTGTTGTACAACATTTTCAACTCGGCTTTGAATCTCTTGTATAGAAGAAGATGTAAACTTAGGATTAAATTGAAATCTAACTTCTGTTTCAAGAAATGTAGTGTCTGGATCTTGAAACTTAATATCAAATGTAATAACCTGCAGTTGTTTTCCCAATGCAATTATATCACCTTTTGTTTTGTCAATAGTTGCCTGAGTTACATCGTCTTTAAATACTATAGACATAAAAACTACGCCATATTCTTTACGTACAGCATCTTCGCCGCCATATGCTTGAATATCTTTTATGAGATAACCAAAGTTACGCTTGACAAGTGTAGCATAATCGACTGCTGTAACCATACGGTTTTGAGATGCATAAGAGAATGGTGCATTTTTACGAATAGATTCTAATGTTTCAGCTTCAGATCCAGAAACTGATTTAGTTACAGTAGTGGTTGTAAGATTAAAAGAATTTGTACCAGCCGCTGTTGTAACGTTTACTTGCGATAATGGTGTAAACGTTGTGGCTCCATTTGCATCTGGACCATTAGTAGAAAGATATTCTACTACTATTTTATTTCCTGCTTCTGGTGCTTTACCTAATGTAAATCCATCACCAAAAGATAATTCATAAAAGCCATTAGGTGTTTCACGTAAGATATAAACTTTAGATTCATCATCAATCGTGTCTGCTTCTTTTAAATCTGTATATGTAGCAAATGTTGTTGTAGTTAAATCATCAAATACACTTACAAATGCAGTTGTCGTATCGATATTTTTATCAGGTATCACATACGTAGTGTCAATAGAATTTTCACTAACAATAAAGGTTTTACGTGTATTTGTACCTTCTTTAATTGTAATGTCTGCTCTATCTAAATTGTCTTTAAATACATATAAACCAAAGCCATCGTCAGTAGCAGTTATAGTTCCTGTTGTCTCAAATGTATATTGTATATCATCAACTGTAGTATTAAATCTTGTTCCTCGAGGAAGAGATAACACAGATGGCCGACCTGCAAGATTACCGGTATTCACTGATAAATTAACAGTTGCAGATGATGCTACTTTTGATGCAGGCATATAGCCAATTGCTTCTGCAAGTGATACAACCGATGATCTTAATTGAGCTGTAGTTAAATACGATTCATTCAATGCCATGTTTGCAATCAATGCATTATAATGCGTATTATATGCTAATACGTCAAGAAGATTAGAAAGACCAGAACCCTCATAGTTATAGTCTGCAAACTCTGTATTATTTTTTAACGATAACTTTAGATTATTTTTAATCGTTGTAAAATCTAAGTCAGTCGATCTAATTGTAGTTACCATTTATCTTAACCTCGATATAGTAGTTTCTAAATCAATAATCTCTCCGGTCGTCAAGATTCTGAACGTAAGTCTAACTCGTAGTGTATATGCATCAGGATTGCTAATAATATTAATATCCATAACTTTTGCACGAGGTTCATACGTATGTAATGTAGATCTTATATCTTGTTCTATAGATCTATCCATATGTGAATGAGCAAGTTCAAATAACATACCTGTTATATTCGAACCAAAATTCATATTGAACGGTTTTTCGTATCGATTCGTAGAAACTATATTTTTTACAGATTGCTTAACTGCATCCGCTTCTAATTTTTTATAGATGTCTCCACTGGGTTTTTTATCAAACAACAAGTCTATGTCAGAATACTTTTTTATTCTCGATGTAAGTATCGAGCTAGATAAGTTTCCGTCTTCTATCGATAGTTGTCGTGCCATGTTATACCTTTTTCATCTATTTATAACTTTATTTCGACTAATGCATCATTAGATTGCACGTTATTATTATAGAGTGTCTGTACATCACGTTTAAATCTAATATCAGTGAATGAAGTTATATCTGGTATCTCAATTATAATTTGTGCATTGAGATCGCCAAATGGATCGTATGAGTCATAATCTAATGTAAGTTTGTCAAAATAACCTACTTCGCTCCATGCCTTTGCCAAATCAAAGGTTGCAGCTAAGTCTATATTCCCGGTTTGATCATTGAGTTCGAAGACTAATGCTCTACCTTTATTTCTTAAATCAAGTATACTACCATTCGAAAGCTTTTCTTCTTGCAATTTACCTGGTGGTCCAATACCATATGTCTCTGGACTATAGTAACCTTCAACAACCTTTAATGAATAGTTTTCGAACTCAGTTGGCGTATGATTACTATTTGATACCGTTTTCATTAATTCAGACATAATAAAGTAATTCTTTGCTATTTGCTGTTTAACAGCATTAGATAAACCATTAAACTTACCATGATCATCAGCACCGATAAATTTACCTACTGATGTATCGTGATTAATAATAGTATTTGTTGTTACTGTACCAAGAATATTGTTTTTAAACTTAAGCTCAGGTATGATATTCCATTTTACTTTACGTTCACCTGTTTTAAATTTTTGTACCTTTGCGACACCGCTCACTTGACCTAATGGATTCACACCACGCTGTGAGTTTGCCGTTGATGTTACTGCAATTCTACCAAACTCTTTAGGTTGACCTTGTGCATAATTAGCATTCATTACACCAGATGCAACTTGATATGCCGTAAACTCTGCAAAGTCTCTATTTGTTTGTTCTCTCATCTTAGATCTAACTTCTTCTGTAGAATAGTCACGTACAAGAAGTTGATTCTTGAGATAGTCATCAACATCAATATGAATTTTACGTATACCACGATCTCCTACAGTGAGATAAGAATTAGTCATACCTACTGTTGGATTAGCGGTTGCTGTATGAGTAATACTACCTGAACCACTTCCGCCGCCACTTCCATCAACTAATAAATCACCTACTGAATTAAAAATGCTGATTCCTGCTCCACCGCCTAAGCTACCAGCAGTCACTGCATGATCCGCAGTACCTTTTAGATTACCATGGAATGAAGATCCGTAATGTACTGTAGTACCTCCACCTATTGTACCTCTATTACCTGCAACTGCAATATCGGTTGCTACAATATTAATATCAGGAGAAGATAAGTTTATCTGTTGTTCAGATGTGAATATACTTGGTCCCTTTGATACTATTTCTTGTGAACCTTCTGTTGCTACTACCAGATCCCCTTTTGTGACAAGAGTTTGCGTACCCAAAGTAAGGTTCGTAGTATTGCCTGCAATACTCTGTATAAAATTACCTGAAACCGAATTACCATAATTTCCAAATATATTCGTCGACGCATCATTGTCGATCTGCTCGGTTTTACTGCCTCGAGCATGGACATTATAGTCTCTACAATTAACATTAAAATCACCTGTTACATTAAGATTTAAATTACCTTTGTAGGTTAGGTTTGCTTCACCTTCTACAATGACTTCATTGCTACCATGACAGACTTCTACTTTGTTCTTCGTAGATACTACTAGCACTGTGCCATCAGGTCTCAGTTCTATACCAGCACCTGTTTTATGTTTAATGAGTACACGCTCGCCTGCGGGTGTATCATTTAATTCTATGACATGACCAGATGCAGTCTCTCTTATATCTGCTTTAGTATAATATGTTTCAGCGCCAGGATCTAGATTTAAGCTAATACCTGCTACGGAACCACCAATAGACAATCGATGACCTCCGCCGCCTCTTGCGCCTTGGTTTATAGATGACTGATTATTATTATCTTTACGTGGATACTCATTATTAGGATCTACAAATGCTTTTTTGTTAGTACCCTGAGTGTCAGCTTTACCTTGGCCTAGTCTTAATATTCTATCTAAATAATTATCGTTTCTAGTTGTCATATGTAATTCACTCCAGTCGTTCTACTTACAAAATCAGATAATTGTTGAAAAGATAAAGAAGATCCCTCAAAATCACCTCTTTTCACAACATTTTCTTTATTGAACACTGTTTTTACAAATTTTTGAACATTAAAACCAGGATCTTTATTTGATATGCTTACATCGCTGTGACCCCATGCTTGACCAGCAGGTATTACTGTATAGAATGCTTCACAAAACATAGTAAAAGTATCCATTTGTGATCTCGTAAAGCTTTCTGATGATAGGAATCTATCAGGATTCTTTGTTCCCGTAGAAGCATTTAATCCACCAACAAATGCAATACCAATAGAATATCGATTATGATTAAATTCTTGTGCATGATCACCAATTAGATTTAGTGGCCGACCTCTTTGCAGTTTGCCATCTCGAGTAATAATATAATGATAACCGATTCCTGTATAACCTTTATCTATGTGCCATTCATGTACATCTTCTGCTGTTATATTCTGATTTTTAAAAGTTTCTGTCCAATGTACAACAAACTCTGAAATATCTCTAGGACAATTTCTGATTTCAGATATTAATTCTTCTTTTGTTCCTACTACATCAAATCTATATGAGCCAAATGTTGGCGTGTTTTCAGATAACCACAAACTTTCTTGAGAAGTTAACTCATAAGCAGGTACTGTATTACTACCTACTAGTTCTTTAATTTTTTTATCTTCTACAGTATTTTGTGATACTGGTACTTCATTTAATTTTGTTTCTATTTCAGTTGCAGACAAAGTAGAGTTTTGTTCTAGTAATCTTACTGCATCTACTTTTCTATTTGATAATAATAGATTGATTATTGTTTGAGTAAATGCATTTGATATATTAGGAACTATTTCACCTAATATCGGGAATATACCATTTTGTATATTGAGTATACAATTACCTAATAATGAATTCGTATTGTTACCAATTATATTATTAAAAGATAAATTGAAGTTGTTTATAGATGTAGAAAATCCAGTCTGTGCATCTACTCCTCCATTTAATACTATGTCAATATCTAATACTATTGGCTTTGCATCTTCTACTGCAATAGCTTTTAATTCATTTCTATATGTACTAGCACTAGTATTCGTAACTGTAGCTAATGATTGACCCACTGCTTGTGGTGATCCTGATCCGATTACAGTATTCAATCGACCTGCATTAGATCGTGTACCTGTAATGAGATTAATATCTGAATCATCTGAATCATTGACACTTGTTGCCGGCAGCACTGTGTCGAGCTGTGCAATAGATGGAGCAACATTAATATTAGAAATGCTTTTGATACCACTAATAGTCTGATCACTCTCAAGAAGAGATTCAGATTGTAACTTTGTAGTATTAGCGGCCTGTAATGCTTTCTCTCCAACTATAAGAAAGTTAGAGTTCTTAAATGCAGTTAATAACGTTAGATTGATATCTGTCTTATCAATACTCATCCAAAAGTCTCCAGAGTTTGTTTAGCATATTTAATTCTATTAGGTAAATCTGCTTCTGCATCACCAGGCCTTTCATATTCATCCATAAAAATAAAAGTTGCCTCAGCAATGTTATTAGATTCAGTAACATCATTATAATGATAAAAGCCAGGTCTTTGTGTTTTAAAATCCCAATGAAAAAACTGTAATTGAGTTAATAAAGCTTCATCATCTACTGGTCCACGAGCTTCCCATCGTAATCTTCTATCATTAGCCCATCTTTCTAGCTCTTGTTTTCTTTCTGCACCCCTTTGTGGATTCCATTGAGCTATGCCATATGAAAGTGATGTTTTGTTTACAGCATTAGGCCTAATACCTTGACCTTGTCCCTGAGATTCTTTCATAAAGTTACCAATAATAGCCGCTGCTGTTACAGGCTTGTATCCATTACTAATTAGAAAGTTATATGCTTTTTCTACATTTTTTGTACCTACTAATCCTTTTTCATATGCAATTGCACCTTTATTAGGTATCTCACTATTTGTTTTAGTATTAGGTACATTTTGAGTTGATACTTCTGGCGCATCATTATTTTTCGATGTATTTTGTTCAGTATCTAAAACTTCTATTCTTGGCATAGAACCTAAAATCATAGGCTGCTGTGACATGTCACCGTCTGTAAAAATACCAAATACCATTGCTCCAGGTTTTAAATTTGGATTTCTACCTAATCCGCTTACACCGTCTTCGGTTGTAGGTATCATCACTGTAGCCCAAGGTAATGATGACTCAGGTACTTCATCTAAGTTCTCACCATGAACTCCGTAAATTCTTACGCGAACACGACCTAGATGTAATGGATCTGAAATACATTCACAAATCCCTACAAACCATCTTAATTTATCACCATAAAATTTACTCATAGTTTGTATACCCAATCGGACTGATTGCAACCGTTTGATCTGTTGCGTTTGTTAATTTACTGCAAGTCAAACCCATCGTATATTTATTTTCAGAAAACATGTGTTTTGTTTGTAATACGATATATGGTCCGGACGCTATTTCATCTATAACTCCGGCAGTATATTTTGGTAAATTAATAAGTATTTGTTCTCCTACAAACACTATATCGTCTTCTAAGTAATTCAATATTCCAGGTAAAACTATGTTTATTTTTTTCTTTTCTAATGCAGCAATAAGAGAATTAGCTTTCATTTTATTCATATGCTTTTCAATATCAGCTTCATCGTGATATCCAAGTTCGTCTGCAGTAGTATAGTTTACTAAATTAAAAATTACATTAGGATTATATTCATTTAGTTTTTTATCATTGAATGTAAAATCTTTATTAAATATAGAATTTTCTTTAGCATCTAAAATTTCTGTAATATTGAATCGATTATTATTATTTCTTTGATTAGTACTGATATTTAAAGTATTATATTGATTCTGTACTGCACCTTCTAATAATAACTCTGCTGTATCGTTAGCGCCTAATTCCTCGAATCCTTCAATATTAGTTAATTGCTTTTCTCTATTAGCATTAAAGTTTTGAGCAGTACTATAAGTAAATGGTACTCTATTAATAGGTATTGTTTCTAACATTTCAGATAAGCTTTTCATTCTTATCTTATCATCGTTTAATGATGCATACACAAAGAATGGATATCCATTATCATCACACGATCTTTTTCTTATATTGTCTATAATATGAAATGGTGAAATAAATGGTGAAATATATGTAAAAGGTGCTTGAGCAGCTTCTTTACCTATTAAATTTAGTTCTTTATTAAATTCTGTAGAAAGAACATTTTTTATAATTTGATGAGGTTTTCCACTATATGCTCTTGAAATTTTATTTAATACATCAGTAAAGAAAGATTCTTCTGCAATATAAAAATTATATGTATGGCCAGATTCGCCTATTTGAACTTTACCTATGGTTCTAGTTATTATAAATTTCCTAGTAAACGTATACTCAAATTCTGACGATATTATATTTAATGTGAGTCTTTCAGTACCATCCATCTGTAACTCTTGAAAAACATTCTGCGTGTCAGCACATAACATTTGACCTGCTGTATATGGAACGTTAACTGATTCGAATAATGATAATTCTAAAATAGATAATGATATATCTACTTCTATACCTTTCTCAGGTATACTTAAGATTACATCTCTAAATTCAAATTCACTTGACGATGATACTTGTGACATTATTTTAATGCTTTATTAAATTCTGAATAAATTTGATTTATTACATCTGGTTTAATTATTCTGATTCTACGCCTCTTTTCATTTTCTTCTATAAATCTTTCTGAAAATGTAATTGGCGTAACATTTGAAGGATCAGGTTGTAACGGATCGATATCTACATAATTTCCATTTGCATCTTCATAATGATGCACTGCATTGTATTGCTTGCCTGTGAATTGTACATTAATAGTATCCGGATTAAAGAAACCAAATCCAGCTTCTACAACCTCTGCCCTTTGAAACGAAAAACTATTTTCTACATTTACTATTATCTGACCTAAATCAGGATGTGTTTGTACAATATCTCCAAATGCACCACTCTTTTTACCAGTTGCACGATTACCTAATTTAAAATCGCTTTTAAACCAATTATCGAATGTACGAATAAATTGATGTGGATAATATTTCTCCATCTGATCAAAAACTTCTTGCGCACTAAGAGGCCAACCTTCTTCTCTTATATGATCATTGACATAATAGAATAGCCAGTAATATCTTATATCATCATATATTTTATAAGATAATATATCAGGCCTTTCACCATCTAAGACAGTATAGTCAGCATATACTGTAATATCATCTTTAACTTGATCTATTATATCAACATAAGTACCCAGTTTCTGAAATATAACTGGATCTAATTCATTTCCGAATCTATATAATACTGACGGAAAGTTTGTAAAATGTGGCATCAGCTAAAATCTCCTGGTGTGTTATTACCGACTTTATCTCTTCCAAGATATTTTCTTTCTACGCTTATATCACGCTTATTTAAAGGTCTATATTCAATAAATTTTATATTTAATGTAGCGTCATGAAATTTAGCATTATCATAAAATGACATACCGCTTGTATTATATGTAACATCTACTGATTGCAAATATGCTGGTAAAAATCTTGTAATTATATTTTTCATATCACCATCATCCATCATATATAATGCACGTATTTGTATAAGATTGGGAAATCTATATGCCATCGATATTTGACCAGTACCAAGCTCTTCTGGTAATTGTTCAGTCCTAAAAAAGTCTATTATATTTTCTATTTCAATTGATTCTTTTTCACTAGTTGGAATTAATTGAAATGAAAAGTTCCATTCTCTTATATTAACTTGTTTAAATATAGACCTTGTATTTGGACTGATTTGTAATCGTGTAGCACTCTGAACACCTATACCAGCTTGAGTATTTAATCTACTTGCAATTTTATTTGCTACTAGTGATCCTAATTCCTTAGAAGCATTACCACTAACAAAATCCATAATTCCACCAACAGCACCTCTGACGCCTGCACCAGTTATTCCTGTTAATGTAGCATCTCCTCCCTTAATAACACTTGCTATAGTACCTCCTACAACACCTAAACTTTCAGGTCCAACTGCTACATTTTCCATTTGTTGTACAGTCATTGGCATATACAAATATGCCTGTTGTGGTAATTTTTTACCGAAATTGTCATTTAATTCCACAGTCTCTATTGTTTTTAGATCTGCAAGTGTGCCTTTATCTTTAAAATTCCTAACCTCCTCACCAAAGCCAATGTCAGATGAGCTTTTATCTTTATTTGTAGCTCCAATAAAGTTTGCTGCAAAATCAAAGGTCTTTTTTCCTAAATTAAATATCCCTAAATCAGTTCCTGCAAACTTGCTTATTGTTTGGCCATCTACTTTTATTGGTTGAAACTCTAAAACAGCCCGATAAGGATGAGGTTGCCCATTTGTAGGATCGCCATCACGAATGCCAATAGGGTATTGATAAATGTAAGGATTGCCTTCTCTTATAGTGGTTCTAGTTGTCATACTGATTTCCTATAAATAAACATTTACACTATTTATAACAATTTTCATGGCGTACTCTGGAAAATTCAAACCTAA